AAGCTTATCTAAAAGCAGCTGCATTGACACCTTATTACACTAAAACACAAACTGATGCATTACCGGTATCAACATTCAGCAATGACGCAGGTTATATCACAAGTGAAACAGACAGCCAAACACTGACTTTCAGCACACCAACATTGACTATTTCAGGTGGAAATAATGTAGACCTTACACCATTGAAGACAACAGCTTTGGCATTCAGTGCCATAACGTCAACACCAACAACCGTTTCAGGTTATGGAATAACAGATGCATTTGATGGCGCATACGCTAGTTTAACAAATAAACCTACAATACCAACAAACAACAATGAATTATCAAATGGTGCGGCTTACATAAAAGCTGATTCAACAGAAACGCTAACAAACAAATCAGGAAACATTTCAATGTTTACAAATGACGCAGGTTATTTGACAAGTGAAACTGATAATCAAACGCTGAGTTTCCTTTCACCAGACTTAACTATAAGCGGCAGTTTAAGCAGTGTAGATTTATCAGCATTAACAGATGGAGGAACCTACTAATGGGAACTATTAAATTAAAAAGAGGAACGGGTTCACCAGCAGGTAGCCTGGAACAATATGAAGTTGCAATGGATGTTGCGGCACAAACACTTTATGTCAGTTCAAACGGATCTGACGCGGTAATACTTGCAAACAAATATGATGACAGTGATGCAGTTACGGCAATTGAAGATGCATCAAGTTTGACACTCAGTGGAAGTGTTGATGTAGACAGCACACTCACAACCATGGGTGGATTTACAAATGAATCAGGCAACTACGGACAAAACATTTATGCAAACCGTGAGAATGATGAAGACAAGTCTGGTGGAGTTGCTAGTATAATTGTTCAACGTGATTTGGGAACAGAAACCTTAGGCGGTGGATTTGATTCAAGAGGCCCTGCCATTGATTTTAACATGACCAGTGATGATGGCGGTTTAACTCAATACCAAGGCGGCATTCAGTTTCAATCAAACAATGATGACGGCACTGATCCTGAAGCTTGGTTCAGAGCTTATAGTTGGGATGACTTGAGCCAAGATAATATAATTCAAGCCAACAAAGATTGGGCATATATTTACGGAAGATTCATGGCACAAAAGAGTGCAACACTTCAAAACCAAAATGGTGATGATGAAGCACCTCTAGTAGTCAAAGCTGATTGGGATAATAATGATGCAGTTGCGGCAGAGTTCTTTAACATAAGTGATGATGATTATTCAGTTAGTATTAAAAGCGGAACAGATCAAGGCTTTGGAAGTTTAACATACAACAACCAATTGCGTAGTTACAGAGATGGTGATTTAAAATATCAATACTTTGATGTGCTGAATGATGATGGAACTTTTAATCAAACCATTTATCAGATGAGCAAAGACACCAACACTGGTGATGTCAAACACAATATGTCTGGACAGGTTAGAGTAGAATTAGCACCTAGTTCAACTACGCCAAACACTGCATTGCAAATCCAAACAGATATGTCAAATGCCACTAGTGACTTGTCAACTGGTGTTAAAACAAATCTAAATTGGGGCAGTGGAACAATACCAAATGATGCTGAATCATGGCAGGAATTTTCAGTTCAAGATGATACACAAGGTCAATTAAAAGTTGGATACTTTGGTGCAAGATACAAAAGTGCAAACAATGGTGAATTAAGCACAATGAAATTGGCTGCACTAACACATGATAGTTCAGATGAAGCAGAACTTAGTATCAATCAAAAGCAGGCTACTGCTACTGTGCCATTTAAGTTTGTAAACATGACTACAACTCAAAGAAATGCATTAAGCAGTGTAGACACAGGAACAGTAATTTATAACAGCACAGATGATAAACTACAAGTTTACGCAATTGTTACCGGCAGCGGAACTTGGGTTGACTTACACTAAGTAAAGGAGTTCTACCATGAATGAAAATGCGGACAACACTGAGGACAAACAGGGCAAAGTCAAAGGAAGACCACCTATTAAAGTAGACAAAGCTGTATTACGCAACTTGTGTGAAATACAATGCACTATCAAAGAAATAGCCTACGTTTTAGGTGTAAGCACAGATACACTAAACAGAAACTATAGAGATGTTATTGATGAAGGCAAAAGCCAAGGCAAGATAGCATTACGCAGAGCACAGTGGAGAAACGCTATGGAAAAGAACAATGTTACTATGCAGATATGGCTAGGTAAAAACGTTCTTAACCAAACAGATGCTCCATTAGATGAAGAGGCAGGAACTATTCTACCTTGGACAGACTAAACTAATAAAAGGAAAGCTACCAATGAGCAAACAAGAAAACAAGTGGGCAGAAGTCACAGAGCAGAACAGCAAAGATATTGTTGAAATTAAACACAATATTGATGTGATTAAAGATAATCACTTGAAACACTTGGAGGCTGATATGGCAAAGCAATCAAAAGCAATTGAGAAGATAGACACACGCATTTGGGCTGTGCTTATTATCTTAGTTGTATCAACTGTTATAGGAATGGTAAAGGGCGGACTGTAAAATGGCTAAGAAGAAAAAAGGCAAGAAGAAATACGGCAAGTAACATGAAACTAACCCCCGCACATTTAGATGCATGGAGGATAATTCCAAGAATGCTGATACTAACTTATATGATAAGTTTCTATTTGGTTATTAATTGGTTTATGGATTTGCCAGAACCAAACAATGCTCAAGCAGCATTTACTAGCACAATGATTGGTGCAGGTGCGGCTTGGTTTGGTCTTTATGTAAATGGAAAATCAAATGCCACTAAGTGATGTTCAAAAAGAAGTTAGCAATGACATCAACAGATTCAAAGTTGTAGTTGCTGGCAGACGTTGGGGGAAGAGTTTTTTGGCAATGCATGAAATTGCCAAACATGCACGTTTTCCTAACTCAAACATCTTTGCGGTATTTCCAAGTTATAGACAAGCCAAACAAATTATTTGGGATGATCTAAAAGAGAAGTTTATTAGATGCAGATGGGTAAAGAAAATAAATGAAAGTGATCTTTGTATTACATTGATCAATGGTTCAAAGATTTATTTACGCAGTGCAGACAACCCAGATAGTTTACGTGGTGTGAGTATGGATTATTTGATCATGGATGAAGCGGCAATGATTGATAAAAAGATGTGGACAGAAGTTTGTAGACCAGCACTGAGTGACAAACAAGGAAGTGGCTTGTTTATCACAACACCAAAAGGCAAAGGCAGTTGGATATATGAATTATGGCAAGGTGCACACGCTCAAGACAATTGGAAGAGTTTTCAATACACAACTCTGCAAGGTGGCAATGTGTTACCAGAGGAAATAGAACAAGCCCGCAATGAATTAGATGAGAAAAGTTTTAGACAAGAATATGAAGCCAGCTTTGAACAATACAGTGGAAGCATTTACTACAATTGGGATAGTGCAGTTCATATTAAGAAACAAGACTTAGACTTTAAGAAGAATGAAATACTACACGTGGCAATGGACTTTAACGTAAGCCCGCTAGTTGCCGCAATTGCTAGAATTAACGGAAATGAAATAAGCGTAATAGATGAAATCAGTATGGAAGGATCAAACACATTTGAAATGGCAGAAGAACTGATAAACCGTTATCCAGATAACAGGTTATGGGTCTACCCGGACGCAAGTGGACAAGCACGTAAGACCAGTTCAAACACTAGTGACCATCACATACTAAGAAACTCAGGGTTCACACTTAAAGTTAAGAATATCAATCCACCAGTGAAAGATAGAATAGCGGCGGTGAACGCAAGTCTTAAAGCAACGGACGGAACTGTTAAATTAAGTGTGGACCCTAGGTGTAGAAACTTAATCAAATGTATAAGCAGTCAAGTTTACCGTGAAGGAACACAAATTCCAGACAAAAGCGGAAACTTAGACCACATGAATGATGCACTGGGTTATCTAGTGCATTGGATAAACCCTATAAGAAGGCCACAGCCTGAGCTTGGCAAAAAACCACAGTTGTTTGGACATTACTAAAAGGATAAATAACTGATATAGCAGCAATAACTGATCATTATTGTGATGACTACCTTTATAAAGGAAAATATAATTATGTTGACATTAGAACAATTAGAACAAACGCATCCAAGTTACAGTGATGTAGCAAAACAGGCCAACTATCATTACAAATCATACGTGGGTGGTGAATTGTATAAGAGTGGTAGTTATTTAACACAATACATTGGTGAAAATCAAGCGCCTGGTGACCAGTATGGAAAGAGATTAAACTCTACTCCATTAGATAACCATGTGCAAACTACTGTAGACATTTACCGTAGCTTCTTGTTCAGAACATTACCTAAGCGTGATATTGGATTATTAATTAACAATCCATTGGTAAATGCCTGGTTGTATGACACTGACCAAGAAGGACAAAGTCTAGACAGTTTCTTAAAGAATGCAAATGATTTGGCAATGGTGCATGGATCAACTTGGATACTAGTAGACAAACCAAGTTACAAAGTAGAAACAGAAGCTGAAGCAATTCAATTAGGTATCCGTGCTTATGCAGCAATGTATACTCCTCAAAACGTTTTAGATTTTTATTGGGAAAGAAACATTGCAGGCAAAATGCAATTGGAATATATCAAAGTAAGAGAATCAGAAAATGATCAATATGTTACATTTACTTGTTGGTATAAAGATAGTGTTCACAAATACAAAGTAAGCAAAGATTCCAACACTGGTGATTACCGTGCTATTGAAAGCTATGAAGAACATGAGAATCCATTGGGTTACATTCCATTTATATTCCATGCTCCATTAAAAAGCCCTACAAAAGGTGTGGGAATTAGTTTAGTTGCAGACGTGGCTAACCAACAGAAATTCATTTACAATTGTGCAAGTGAAATTGAACAACATTTAAGAATTAGTTCACATCCTACACTAGTGAAACCAACTTCAACTGACGCAGTTGCTGGTGCAGGCAGTGTTCTTAACTTAGATGAAAGCGTTGATCCAGGATTGAAACCTTATCTGCTTTCACCAAGTCTATCAACAACAGATAGTATACTAAAAGCAATAGCAAACAGTGTGCAATCAATTCAACGCATGACGCATACAAGTGCCATTCAGGCTACAACAGGTTCACCTATGTCAGGAACAGCACTCCAAGTAGAGCGTCAGTTATTAAATGCAAAGCTATCAGACATGGCTGACACACTCAAAGAAACAGAATATCAAATGTGGATTACTTGGTTAGATTGGCAAGCATTAGGTATGCCAGAAGACTTTAGTTTAGAATATCCAGAAACATTTGACATGAGAGATGAACATTTAGAACTAGACTTCTTAATGAAAACACGCAGTTCAGGTGTTACAAACGCTAAGTTCCAAGATGAGATTAGCAGACAAATTGTTGCACTAACTGTAGATGATGCAGAATTGCAAAGTGAAATACTTGCAGACATGAATTCAACTGAAGAGTTTGAAACACACGTGATGGTAGATCCACGCACAGGGAAAAGTGTAATTGTAGAATCAGAAGCAGAACATTTGTTGCTTCTTGAACAAGGTTACACACATGAAGGATAAACATGGCAAAGTTCAATGTTAAAAAACATGACAAAGTTTTGGAGAATACATTAGAAGAAGTTCAAGCTGGTGTGTTTGACAATGCTAAAGCATTAGAGTCAGAAGTAGCGGAACTGGTATCCCAAGGTCTACCAGTTGAGGCTTTGAGACCACAGATAAATCAAGCATTTGGACGTCATGCTGAAAGTGTGCGTGCCAGTGCAAACAGTTTAAGAGATGTAAGCACAGACTTATTAGACCAAAGTAGTTTGCCAGTTGAACCTGCAGACTATGTGGCAGAAAGTGCATTACTACAAAGTTCACAAGATGAATTAGCTAACACTGTCAACAGTGCTAGTGAAGATGTAATTAAGACAGCCGTGCTTGCCACAGTTGCTGGTGTAACTACAGCGGCTTTGGTTAATCAAGTGCGTGGAAGAATTAGCGGAGTCCATATGGATTCTAATAATCCTGAAGTAAAGAAACTGCAACGTAAATTACGTAAGGCAACAGGAGCTCAACACGCAGATCTTGTAGCACAAATTAAACGTAAATTACCAGGAGATGTAAACACAGCGGCTGCATTAGCAACGTTGTTGAGCACAAAAGCAGAAAGTGTTGTAGGTAGTTACAACGGAACATTTGCAAAAAGCAGAGCAAAGCGTCAGAAGATTGAACGCTTTGAATATGCTGGTGGATTGATGGCAACATCAAGACCATTTTGCAGAAGTATGTTGGGATTACAAATGACTGATGAAGAAATACAGAACATCTGGAATGGAGAAACTTGGGCAGGAAAAGAGCCTGGTGATCCGTATGTAGTGCGTGGTGGATACAACTGCCAACACTATTGGGTGCCTGTAGAAAACTTTGAAGAAGAGTAAAAGGATAAATAAACGTATATAGAAATATATAAGTAGATGCATATTGCATCCAACCCTAACTTAATAAAAGGAATATTGACATGACAATTGAAACTCATGGCGTGGAAACACAAACTGACACTGTAGACACTGGGGATACAGAAACAGGCCAAAATATAGAATCCCAGGTTGAAGCCACTAAAACATTTACTCAAGAAGAAGTAAATGAATTAATTGGCAAACGTGTTGCCCAAGTTAACAAGAAATATGAAAATGTTGACGTGGATGAATACAAAGCACTCAAAGGCTTGAAAGAGCAGATTGAGGAAGAGCAACTGATTAAGAAGGAAGACTTTAATGGTGTTCTTAAGAAGCAGAAAGAAAAGTCAGAAGGAGAAATTCTGAGACTTAGAACTGAACTTGAGACAATCAAAATTGATGGTGCATTAATTGATGCGGCATCTAAAGCCAAAAGTGTTGCGCCTGATCACGTGGCTCAACTATTGAGAAAGAGCATTAAACTAGATACAGAAGGTAATGTAATAGTTACTGACAAAGAAGGTAAACAAAGATATACGGATTCAGCTGATCCTATGAATGTTCACCATTTAGTTGAAGAGTTCCTATCAAGTAACCAGTATTTTAAGAGTGCAGGCCCAAGTGGTGCAGGCTCTACGGGTAATACAATTAACGCTGATCAAAAAGATTTTGATTTAGCACAACTTGACATGAACAAGCCTGAGCATAGAGAAATCTATAAAAAGATGAAAATGCAAGGCAAAGTTTAATTTTATAATATAAAAGGAAAATATTATGGCATACGCAAATGAATATGGATCAGGCATCAACTTAGACGCTTTAATGGTCCCTACACAAGCAGCAACAGTATTTGCTGCACAAGAAAACTCACTATACCTACCAGGATTAATCATCCCATCAGTATCAGTGGCGGCAGGCTCAGCATCAGCACAAGTGGCTGTTATGGGTTCAGTAGACGCAACAGTAGTAACAAACAACGGTGACGGAACACAAGAAATTGAGGCAGACTTTGCTTCAACGCTTCCAACTAACACTAAAAAATCAATCAACTTAGACTTGATTGCAGCACGCACAGTCCTACGTGACTTAGGTGGAATTGATCCATCTGAAATGGGTAGAGTTATGGGTAACGCAATTGCAGCAGAAGTTGACAAGCAAGTTTCAGTAGCAATTGGCACAGGCTTAGGCACAGCAGTAGCTCCATCATCTGACTTGTTAACTGACCTTTATGATGCAATTGGAACAATCCGTGCTAACGGTGAAACAGGTGCTCTTAACTGTATAGTTGCAGCAACTTCTTACAAAGACTTTATGGAAAAAATTGGTTCATCAGCTTTTGCAGGTGGTGAAACACAAAACGCAGCAATGAGAACTGGTTTCATTGGTATGATTGCAGGCGTTCCATGTTATGTATCTTCACACTTTGACGCAGGTAACACAGGTCTTACAACTCCAAACTTTGCAGTGTTCTCACAAGACGCTCTAAGAATGGCAATGCAAGGCGGCGTAAACTTAGAAGTAGAACGCAGAGCAGCAGCTGTAGGTAATGACATTGTTGCTTCAGCAGCATTTGGTGTTTCAGTCCTTGACGCATCACGTGGTGTAGTTGTAGGAACAGCTTAATTATAGCTTAAAGCAAACTGGAGTGGGCAACTGCTCCAGTTATTTTACAGGAGAAGAAAATGGCATTTGCTACAAATACAAATTTAGAAGAATACGCTCCAGAAGTTTTCCAACAAGGAGTTGATGATTGGACAGAAGAACTGGCCAAAGCACAGACTGATGTTATCAACATGATTCAATTCAAATGGTGGAACAAGTTCTATAGCCGTAGTGAATTTGACAGTAGTAAATTAGTTGAAGCACAGTGGACTAAAACTACAGTATATCAAGCCTTGTATGGCTATATTCTGCCAAGGTTATCTACATTCAGACCAGAAGGTGATCCCTACAGAGAACAATTATCTTTTTATAAAGATAGGTTCACTGAAGAATGGGAACTACAATTTGGTGTAGGAATAAAATATGATTTTGAAGATGACGGAACTATTGACAACTCAGATGTCAAGCAAGTAAGTCAAAATAGGTTGTATAGATAATGGCACGCAGAGAAGATATATTAGTAGAAATAGTTGAGCGTCTTAAGGCGCAACGCAGTGTGAAACTTGGTGTAGTTCAAAGAGATCCTATTGTGATTGAAGAACTTGCCGCAACTGCCTTTCCAGCCGTTTACATTGAAACCACAAATGAAGAAATTGAAGATATTACTATGTCAATGGGTTCAGATGGGTTAATGCGTAAAGGGTTAATGGAAGTCAGCATTGTGCTAGTAGTGGGTGGAAGAGAACGTGATACGCAAAGAAATATTGCCGTAGAAGCTATTGAAAACACACTAATGGAAGATAGAAGTCTAGACTCAACTGTAGAAGATATTAGGCTCACGAGAGTTGAAACTATCACAACGGGTGAAAGTGCCCCTTTTGCAAGTTGTGGAATAATATTCACTGTAGAATATTGTTACCAATTAAATAATACATAAAGGAGATATTACATGGCATGTATATCAGGAAAAAATGGTGCTTTGTCAGTTGATGGTGGATCCACAAACGTGGCTCAATTAACTGCATGGACTATTACACAAAACGCAGAAACAATTGAAGCATCTTACATGGGTGCTGAGTGGAAATGCATCAAACCAGGTATGGCAAGTTGGGAAGGAACAGCGGAAGCTGTGTTTGACACAACTGAAACATACCCAGTTATTGGCGCAGAAGTGTCATTGGTTGCTTATGAAATAGCAGGAACTACTACCTATACAGGTAATGCAATTGTTACTTCAGTAGAAACCGCTGTAGGTGTTGAAGATATGATTACTACATCTTTGTCATTTACAGGTGACGGTCCACTTACAACTGCATCTTAAAGAAAAAAGGACAAGTTAATGGCTCAGACACAAGCAGGAATTAAAAAAGAACTGTATGCAGAAGTATCCAAAGACTTGTCCGCTTTTTCACGTGATTTAGTTGCAAACCTACGTGCTACCACTCCAATTGATACAGGTAGAGCCCGTCAAGGTTGGCAAAATGTTTTCCGTGGAATGAACGGAAGAAAGATTGCCCCATTGGCAAAAAACACAGTCCCATACATTGGAGTATTGGATTCAGAAAAAACAAGTAGACAAGCACCCAACGGGATAGTTGAGGTAGCTCTACGCAAAACAACAACAAGGAAAAGATAATTATGAGCGTATTAAATAAAGCAAAAGGTCATTTTAGAGACCAACTAGCAGGAGAACTTAATAGTATTGAAGTTCCTGAATGGGAAACAACAGTCTATTTTAAGAATGTATCAACATTTGCACAAGAACAAAAAGTTCTTGAATTACATGCAAAAGGTGAATTAGTTGCCGCATTGGTAGAAACATTAATTCAAAAAGCATTAGACAAAGATGGTAAAAAGTTATTCAAGCAAGCAGACAAAGATGTGCTGATGCGTGAAGTTGATCCTAATATTATCATCCGTGTTTGCACAGAATTAAATGCGGCCAAGGACGCAGCAAACGGCACCTTGGGAAACTAACAGAGGATCTTGATACACTCTTGCTCTTCAAAATTGCTGGAGAAATAGGACAAAGTGTAGAATGGATCCTGCACAATGTAAGCACACTAGAGTTGCAGGGCTGGGCTAAATATTATGAATACCAGTATCAGCAACAAAATAAAAGGATGAACTAATGGCAGATTATAATATTAATATTAACGCCAAGGACAACGCAAGTGGATCAATTAACAAGATCTCAGGCGGACTTGGCGGGCTTACAGGAAGTGCCAATAAATTTAAGGTTGCAATGGGGGCGGCAGGTGCCGCTTTTGCTGCCTTAGGCGCGGTTAAAATTGTTGGTGATAAAATTACAGCAATGGATGACTTGGCCAAGAGTGCAAGAGCAGCCGGATCAGCAATGAGTGGGGAAGCATTTGAAGGCTTCCAAGTAATGAAACAAGCTATGAATGAAGCAGGTATTGATGCTGCTACATTTGATAGAGCTATGCTTCAAACCACAAGCAGATTAAAAGCAGGAACAGAAGGACAAAAATCATTTGCCGCTGTTACTGACAAACTTGGTGATAGTATATTAGACTTGAATGGCAATTTGAAGTCAGGTCCAGATCTATTACAAGAAATGATGAATGCCTTAAATGAAGGCAAGATTACAACAGAAGATTTTGCAAAAGTTGTTGGTGGACGTGCAGGTCCATTAATTCAACAACAGTTTGCCAGCATGAATGAAAGTGCTGAAGATTTACAAGCAACACTTGATGATGTTGCAGAAAACACAAACATTATTCCATTAGAAGCAGCTGAACAGGCAGAAGCATTCAATGACAACATTGGACGCTTGAAAGAAGGCCTGGGTCAAATGATGACTGATGCAATTGAACCATTGATGCCAATGTTATTGGATCTAAGTGAAAAGATATTAGCAAACATGCCTGCTATTATTGAAAAGGTTCAAACAGCAATCAGTAATTTACAACCTGTATTTGAATTGATAGGAACATTACTTACAGAAGTAATTGTTCCAATAATGACAAAACTATTTGAAGCATTAGGATTTATAGCAGAAAAGATTCAACCATTGGTTGATGATTGGTTACCATTATTAAAAGAAGCATTCCAGTTTATTGTTGATGTTGCCACTAGCATGTGGGAGATAATGAAAACTGTCTATGAGATTGCATTACCGGCGCTACAAGCAGGATTTGAAGGATTAAAAACTATTGTTGATGCAGTTGTTGGTGTATTCCAAAAAGCTGTTGATACATTAAGTGCAATCAAACAAAAAGCAATAGAATTAAAAGATGCTACAGTAGGTGCATTTGGTGATATGAAAGATGGTGTTGTTAACAAAGCAAGTGGTATGTATAACGGCGTAAAAGATGGCGCAAATAATATGTGGAATTACTTAGTTGGTAACAGTGTTTTTCCAGACTTACGTGATGCAGTTATTGCCTCATTCAAAGACATGAAGCTTGGAAGTGTTGGTGAAATGAACAGCATGGCAACACAAGTTAACCAATCAGCAATGACGGGTGCACAAACATTTGAAGAAGTATTTGCCAGCACATTAGGTAACGCATTACACACAGGTAAAATGGACTTGAGTAACTTTGCAACTTTCTTCCAAAACAAACTAGGTTCAATGTCACAAGGTGCTGGTGGATTTGGCGGCATATTAGGTCAAGTATTTGGCGGTGGCGGAATGGGCGGTGGCGGCCTTGGTGGCATGCTAGGTGGACTATTTGGCGGTGGCGGATTAGGTAGTTTGTTTGGTGGCTTCTTTGCAAACGGCGGAACACTAGGCGCAGGTAAGTTTGGTATTGCAGGTGAAGGTGGAAAACCAGAACTTATTACAGGACCAGCAACTATTACTCCAATGGATCAAATTGGCGGTAGAGCACCAGCGGTAAATATAACAATACAAGCAATAGACACACAATCTGGAACAGAATTTCTTCTTAAGAATAAAAAAGCAGTAGAAGGCATTATCCAGCGTGCATATAACAGACGTGGAAAACAGGGGATTTATTAATGGCTGACATGAGACAAATATTTACGTATCCAACAGGACTTACAACAGATTATATTGATCCAAGTTATTGGGGTAATACAACAAGCGGACTAACACGCAGAATAGATGAACTGTTAACAGGAACATACAAGGCTTGGTTAAACCCATTGAGCATTACAGCTACCACAAGTGAAGTGATGCAAAACATTTCAAAGTTTGGTAGCTACTATGAAAATCAATCATATGCTGGACACTTATCACGCTATGACTTTTGGAATAAACCATTGGTTGTTGCAACAAAGAAATTAATTGACAGTGAAACTATTCAATCAGCAGCTTTAGATCCAGGGTTTTCACCTGGTGGTCCAATGTTAGTTACAACAACTACTGATCATGAATTTGAAGACGGAATGAAATTAGCAACAACTAATGTAAATGGATCATGGGGTAGCCTTATTACAGCTGGCCAAGTTCCTAATATGTTTGCTGATGTTCAAAGCAGCACTACATTTAGAGTTGCAACAGAAAAAGATGAAAACACTGGCGCATTGTCAGGTTATATAAATGTTAACGGTTCAGTTACAAACTTTATGATATCATCAGATAAGTTTTATCCAGGTGGAAAAACACTGAATGAAATTGATCAAGGTGCAGGACCTAATGCAGTTCCAAGCCAACAGGTTGCACCATATAATACTATTCCATATACTTCTTGGTCAAGACATTCAGGTATAGTGTGTGTAGATTTAAGTGAGTTAGCAGCAGATTCATCTACTCCATTAAATCTATCTGACGGAACTTTAATAACATTTAATTGGAATTATCAAGATAATGATTGGCTGAATACTAAAACATTTGCAATTCAAAACACAGAAGATACAATATTAGGAAATGATTATATATATCCGCTTTTTCATAATAGAACTTATGATTCAAATGGTGTTCTTCAGGATGCTGATATGTTTATTATTAACAGTAATAGATTTGATCTGGCGTATCCACTAACAACCGCACCAAACTTTGATGCTGGTAGAAATTATACAAATGGAAGTGGTCTTTACATAGACGGAAAAATTTCTCATCTTTTAACTATTCCAGAATTATGGGCGGACTATGTTCCAAATTCATATCCTGCTATGTTTGATGTCAGACTGCCAATAGTTTCTCCAACTACACCTGTAACTCTTGAACCACATGAAAGATATGTTACTGTTTCTAAGATGTATATGAGAACTTTCTCAGATGGACGTCAAAACTTTGGTTATCCAGATTATGACCCTGCTACAGATTCACTTGTAGCTACAACTCATAATTCACCAAATAGTGTAAACTATCCTTATAATAGGCATGGAACAGTAGATGTATTTACACTTGACCCAGTTCCAGGAATTCCGGGTAGACATACTCTGTCATACAGCTCCGGTATTCCTATGGACTTTATGCCGCGTGGAGGGAATGTAGTTAACAACCTTGAAATAAGTTTTTATCCTATGCCACAATTGGCTTCTACAAAGCCATGGGCACAAGTTACTAATGCTAGAATAAAATGGCCTAAACCAAGTGCGTTAAGCATTAGTGATGGAGATCCAACAAACATTGACGGTGGATGGCAGTTTCAAGGAGAATTTTCAAATAATCCATATTACTTAAAAAATGTTTCATCACTTGAAACATCAACTTATAGAATATTTGATGTTTATACTGACTCAGCTCTTACAATTATTTACGGTTCAAGTTTTTACGGTGATCCAACAAACAATTTAAGCTCATATTATGCAGAAGGTAGTGGTGCCGGTGGAGCTGGAACAAATAGATTCTCTCAAATAAGAATTAATGCCAACAACCCATATACAACAGCTAAACTGAAATCAAACGCAGATTATTCCGGTTGGGGCATTACATCAGGTGATCAAATTGATGCATTTTGGGATGGCACTGAATGGGTAGTTACAAGTCATACAGCAGCTACTAGAACATTTAATAAAAGAGATTCAGGTATAATACAAGAAAATGCACCAAGTGAATTAGACACAGCACTGATTTCAGCAGGTGATCCATTACAACCTAGATTTTGGATTCCAGTTTCTGGCAATGAAGATTTAATTAATTCAACAAATGGTAATGTAATTGCCTGGGACAGAACAGTTAATCCAACAGTTAATGATCATATTAACAGCCAAGCATTAAATACTTTAACTGATTTAGGAGTATTTGGACAAGCTAGTGGATCATTAGTTCAAAACACGCATAAATTATTTCAATCTTCAACTATAACATATGACACTATTGCACAAGCATATCCACTTCCTTCAGGACTTGAAGGTTTTAACCCAAACATTATTGACAATAACATTAATGTAATACACCTTCAAAATCCACCAGCAATAGTTAGTGGACTTACTAGACCTTATCCAAAAGTATTAGTTCATAATATTCCAACTACATTACCAGCACAAAATAGCGGAAGTGAATACCACAATTCATTTGGATCAACACCTGCCGTCCCAACAGCTTATACAACTACAGGCGGAATGTATATAAAAGAGATAACAGGACACAATGATTATTGGGAATGTTTCTCTGATTTTGCATGCACAGTTCCAGTCTTTGATACTACTAGCAGAACACCAACAGGTCCTACAGCATCAGTAGAACCAACTCAAGGTAATTATCCTTTTAGAATAGATTTAACCGGCACTGATGTATTGTGGACTGTTGATGAAATTAATTGGCAAAATTCACAAAGCGGAACTCTTATTATGAGTAACGCAGTTAATGGTGCAACAACACTAAGCCAAACTGTTTATATAAAGAGTCTTGGGCCAAATGTCTATGGCAGAAATGAAGTTGAATTTTATTTTGATGCGGCACTTACAAATCCATATACAAGTTCAGCATTTACAACTGATTGGGCACCATTTATTAATAGTGGCGGTGACGGAAAATTACAATTTTTAACTATAGAACCACCAAGTCAAACACCTACATCATTTAGTGTGCCACCAAACCATCAATTTGGTTTTGGATTGCAGGTTGTTCATGTTGATGAAATAACTAGTGCTACACGTCAAACAAACAGTCAAGATGTATTTGATTTTGATAGTTTTGCCCCAGATGAAGGATCAGCAGCTGAAGGTATGTCAATTATGTATGATGGAGATGGAAATGAAACAACATCATTCTCAACCTTAAAGTTTGACTGGATTAAGTTATTTCCAAACATAGATATGACATTACCACAGGTAGACAGCACACAAGGTCAAGTAGGTCCATTTGGAGCTGATGACAATCCATATGAAATTGACACAGTTAGTTTATTATTACCCGGTAATGAAACTTTCACTTACCAGACAGGTGCATCAACTACCGCACCAGGTGGTAAAGTAAACACAAGTAAATATTGGAAAGCTGGCACAACTACACCTAGTTATTATACAAATGGAACTACGTCAGCAACATTTAATACTACAGTTGACACTAATGGATATTTACAAAGTGTAACACTAACAGAAGAACCAGATGCAGAAGGTAGATACCCAGATGGAGAAGATATTGCATTGTTTATTGAAGCATTACCAGACACATACACAGCTCCAGTATTAACAACAGCTGAACAGGCAGACATTTATGATACACATGATGAATGGACTACTGATGGATACAATGCACTCAAATTTTGGCCAAGTCACATATCACCAACCAGTGCAAACATTTTATATAATGCACCAACAATTGTTAACAATTCACAAAGTGGTTTAAAATACACCCGCAGTTCAGCACACACAAAATGGATACTAGAAGTAGAATATCCACCAATGAGTGCAGAAGACTTTCAAAAGTTTCATGCAGTTGCACAGGCGGGCCACGGACAAAGCACACCTTTCATGTTTAACCTAAGAAACAAAGATGGTGTTAGCATACTTTGGGCAGATATGATGGACACAAATAGTAGTTTATCAGGTAGTGCAATTACTCAATCAGCTATAGGTGATACAGTGCTATTCCTAGAAGGACTTACTGCTAGTGATCCAGAAGCATTCCGTCAAGGTGAAGTGTTTCTAAGTAGTGAAAATGAAAATGGTAAATTACACACATCAATTGGTGCTGCGGCTTCAAATGCGTTTGGTGAAGCTAAAGTTAGAATGCCATGGCCATTAAGAGCAGCAGTGGCACAAACAGACTTAGTTTACAAAAATCCAGGTAATTGTGTTGTAACACTAAATTCAGATCAATTTGAATACAGCGTAGATGAACACAATTACTATACTGTAACTGTAGCATTTGATTTAGATAATTGGAAATAAAATATGGCAACCCTAGAACAGATAGTAGCAAAAGAAACTATACAATACTTTGATTGCGTAGCAATAAACATTGATGCTACGCACAATTACTACATAACACAAGCACCATATGACCTAACACTAAGTGACGGCAACACATACAAAGCTGCAGGTGGATTGCTTGCTATAAGTGACTACACTGACAACGCAAACTTTAGTATTGACAAACTTAACATAACTGTAGCCGGTATTGTTCCATTGGATCCAACTGAAGATTCAGTAATGATTCAAGCACAAAGTTTAGAATACATTGATAAGCCGGTAACAATATACAGAGCATTTATGGAAGATTATGCTGTTGCACATCAAATTGTATTGTTCAAAGGATACATTGATTTGCTAAGTGTAACACAAAATTCACAAGGTGATCAAAGTCTTGTAAGCATTGATATGAGTAGTCACTGGACAAATTTTGATAGAGTGGCAACACGTTATACAAACAACACAAGTCAACAGGCATATTTTACAGGTGATGTTGGATTTCAATACGCAGTTGATATTCAAAAAGAAATTACTTGGAGAGAACCTGATTAATGGATGGTGCTACACAAATGAAAGTAGGACTGTGGTTAGCTGAAAAGCAACAGCAAGCATATGTGCGTGGCAAGAATGATTGTTGCACATTGTTTATGGAATATCATGACTACATGCACGGCACAGATACACTCAAATCAATTTATAATAAATACACTAATAAAACAGGCGCTATTAGAACTGCCCGTAAATTTAATATAACAGGTAAATGGTTACCAAAGCATGGTTATAAACGTGTGGAAGATCCACAAACAGGTGATATAGTTATAGTAGATACACAGTTATATCCAAGTGGATATATTGTTTGTATGAATACAGCATGGACAAACGTAGATGGATTTAATAGAATGAAAAGATTTCCATTAGAAAAACCTAATCAGCCTTACAGCATATGGAGACATAAAACCCATGGGTAAAGAACAAATAGGAAAATTAATTGGTGAGGCGTTTAAAGGTGCATTCTCAAACAGCCAGCAACGTAGAGCTGAAAAGACACAACAACAGCAAGTAGTTGCAAGTGTCCGTCCTAACGTTATGGTTAATAAACAATCAAATAATGATCCAATTTACGCATTGTATGGTGAACAACGCATGGGTGGAACAAGAGTATTTGTTGAAGCCAGTGATGGTGCAGGTAATGTGCAAGGCATTGATGCAGAAGGTAAAGCAACAAATACAGAATATTTAAATATGGCTATTGCTATGTGTGAAGGTAATATTGATGATATAACACAGCTATGGTTCAATGATACAGTTGTTTGGGACAGTGCTGTTAATGGAACCAAAACTCAGTTAGCCAGTGGTGGATATCAATTACAAAACTTTATGTCTGGCACAAAATTTACAGGTATAAGTTTTTACATTGCATGGTATCCTGGAATATCAGGTCAATTAACTGATGCAACATTGACTGCTAGTGTTGGTAGTAGTGTTTGGGGTTCTATGCACAGATTACAAGCTATAAGTTATTTGGCAATAAAACTTCAAGCAGATGAAAGGTTTGGTGGACAGTTACCAACATTCAATGCAACACTAAAAGGCAAAGAAATTATAGACGTGATTCAGTTAACTGATGGTGATGAAGCGGGTGATCTTTCAGCAAGTAGTTATACAAGTGGTGCTGATCAAAACCCTGCAAATGTGTTGTATGACTATTTGATACACCCATTTTACGGAAAAGGCCTGGATAGATTAGGTAATGGAACTTGGGTTGCAGGAACAAATATCAACTTAGATAGTTTTAAAATTGCAAGAAATCAGTGTCAACCAGGCAATATAAGTGCTGTCCGTGGTGGTGCAGGATATCCATTGAATGGATTTTTACAAACAGACAAACAAATATTTGACAACATCAGTGAAATATTAGAAACTTGCAACGGCATGTTATTGTTTGTTGATGGTAAGTATGAATTACGTATCCGTAAGAAAGATGAAGAGTTGAGTATTCCAAGCAGTAGAATATTTAACAAAGATAATATCCTTGGTGAAGTTTCATTGGCACTTCCAGCCAAAGCAGCTAAACTAAATAAAATTACAGGACATTTTAATAATGCTAATGAAAAGTGGAATGATGACTTAGTTGTATATCAAAATTTTACATATAAGGCTGAAGACGGTGGCGCTATATTAGAAACAAAAGATGATTATACATTGATCACTGACGCAACGTTAGTTGAAGAGTTGATTACACAAATAGTAGAGCAAAGTAGAGATTTATATCAATTAAGTTTTATAGCGGCTCACACAGCATTGTTATTAGCCAGTGGTGATGTAATTGAAGTAAGACTTGATGACTTGGGTTGGGGAACTGGCGCAGGACAAACACGTAAATACTTTAGAGTGCAAGAATTAAAATTAACTGAAGATAATACAGTTGAAATAATTGCTACAACATATGACAGTGCATTGGAGTTATAAACATGAGCGTAATTACACTAAATTCAGGAACACAACATCAATACACCCCAAGCGGAACAGACGTTCAAGCTGACGTTAACCTAAATAAATTAAAAGACGTTACTCTAACAACTGTTCAAAACAATCAAATACTAAAATATGACAGCACAACATCACAGTGGATCAACACATCAAGTGGTGCAATTACAACCCTAGATAGTTTAAGTGATGTCACTATAACAGCCGTGTCAGACGGACAAAGTTTACAATACAACAGCACTACCAGTCAATGGGAGAATAGAGACATTACAGCTAACTCCATAGACGGTGGAACATACTAACAACATATAGTCAATTAAGGCGTCTTAGACGCTCAACAAGGGCTATATATAGCGTCAAAAATCACAGGACTACCAAATGCCCAAATCCAATCAGAAATACACTATAGACCGCCTTAAAGGCGGCTTTAACAGAGCACTGCCATTGCACCAATTCAACAAATTAGTTCATTTTGTAGCAGTTAAAAAATTACTAGCAGAATGCCCAGGAGAGTATGTTTGTTATAGATGGTATCATAATGTAACGGCTGTTGCAACAAGTGAACCAAATATAGATGAATGGTTAGTTTTACACGGACTTGAGCCAAGATTACCAGAAGAAATAATATTGAATAAGTCAGGTAAACAAACACAACAATCTGGACAAAACGGATACAGTCAAGGTTTTAGTAAAGATGCAATGGTAAACACTGAAACACTACAAGCAGAAATTGTGTATAGATTAGAAAATGGTGCAACACTCACAAGTATTGCACATGAATTAGGTTGCACAGCCGCAAACGTATATTACCACAGAAAGAAATACAATGAACGTATGGCCAAAGAATTAGAGTTTGACAATTAGAGGTTGACAATTAACGTTTCTTAGTGTATAAATAGTATTGTAAGTTAAAAAAATATTTTGTATCTCTTTACTCAAACTATGTTCATTAAAAGCCTACAAATTTTTAACTTAAAGTTGTATACGGGTTATTTGTGTTTATTTCATAGCACAGCTCCAAACAAGAATGAAACATTTCATGTGCCCGCAGTTAGTTGCCCTTACTGTATACAGCGTATCTTTGATATGGTTATCAATTAAAACCCTATGCATGTTTTCTCAAAAACTATGGTGCATAGGGTTTTTCTTTGACTTCAAAAACTTGACAAAACACCGTTTTTGTGTTATTATGATAAATACAAATGTAGAAAAAGTGTATTTCTACATAAACTAAGGAGACTGATATGAATAAAACTATTCAAATATTTTTAGACAACTACACTTGTGAACAAGTCAGACCTAACCATTGGGTTGGTAAATTCACAAAAACAAGAACCCTTCACAAACTACGTGATAACCTAACAGATGCAGACATAGAAGATCTTAAAGATTTTGCATGCACTGGATTTTGGGATATGCCTGTAAATTTACGCAATTCAGCACAACAAAAATTTGATAAATTTGAACAATGGGCAATTGACAACGGCGTAAGTGCATACAGTTTTTCAGACATAATGGCAGCCGCAATGAACACATCACAACAAAGAGAAGCACAAACTCTTATTTGGGGATGTCTTACTTCAATGATAGAAGCAGGATATTGGGGTATGGCAGATGAATAGACTTTTTTTAAACAACATTGCGTGTGATGGCTATGTAGACAAAAACACGGTTGTGTGTTACACTAATAGATATAATACATATATCATACAACATAGATCAATAGGAGCAAACAAATGCAATACAAACATCTAACAGAAGGAATGGAAGTTAATAAATTTAATTTAAGTGAAATTGTTGACGCCATGACACTGAAACATAAACCAAGTAAAATGAGTAGAGGTGCAAGTTATGAAGAAATTGCTTATGTTTGGTTGTATGTAATACCCTTTAAGGTTTTGAAGTATAGAATGTTTCCAAGAAAAGACAATGCAATTCAATTGAGTCTTGATGAAATAAGAGATGCATTTCTATACAGATACAAAAAAGATAATAAACTGCATTACTGGTTTAATTGGTTTCAAGACAACTATCCACTATACATTATTACACAACAAGGAAACAGTATGACAGGTAAAAAAAGTTATGGTATTCCAAACATACATATTGTAGATAGTTTAATGAAAGCAGAACCAAAAAAGTTTACTGAAGCATTTGGTGATGAATTTCAAGCCAAAGCACAAGATATTGGTGATAACATAGACTACATTGAAATTGATGTAGAAAACTTAGAAAGATACATCAAACAAACATACAAAAACTGGACAGCTGATGGTGCCCGTAATGAAAAACTAAAGAGATACATTATTGATGCTCTTGCAATACAAAAACTTGCAATTGGCTTCAATCAAACTGTAACTTGTAAATTAAGTGGTAAAACTTGGCATGAAATACCACAATACTACACTACAACATTAAGCGGACGCATATATTACAGAGGTAGTTTTGCACTTCAAGGCATGAGCAGTGTTGTAAGAGAAGCGGCATTAGGTAGTTGTTTTGAAGTTGATTTACGCACAAGTGTATTTTCATTTTATAAGATGTTGTTGGATGGACATTCAGTAGATACAAGTGTGTTAACAGAATTAATGTTTGATAAAGCACAATTCCGTAAAACTCTAGCCAAAACGCTAGTAAACACAAATACAAGTGAAGAGCACAAAATTGCTATGGTAAAAGAAGCCATAACAGCAATGGGTTTTGGTGCAAAAAGCAGTTTATACGGTAGTATTCAAAAGATTATATGGAACTCAGAAGACCGTGCAGAAATGTTTAAACATCCACTGTGGTTAGGCCTTAAAAGTATAAAAACAGAGGTTACTAAAATTGTTAACAAACAATACGCCAAAGAAATCAGTGCATACAAAAAGTATTGTGTAGGTGTAGACAAGAAATACAGCATAGGTAGTTTCTTAGCATATCTATATCAAGACTATGAAACAAGGCAAATGATGACTGTAATGAGTAACTTAGACAGATACAAACTGTTGTTGTGGGTGCATGATGGTGTTTATGTGCGTAAGCGTCCAGATACAAGTGTAGTGTTGCATGACATACAACAGATTAATCCTTGGGCACAAATAGATTGTAAACAAATTAACAAATACACCTATTTAAATGATGCTGTTGAATTAGAACAGCTAGAACATGAAATGCGTATGGCAGAACAAGAACGTATTGCACAAATCAAATATTCAGGTAGCAGTAAACACTACAGTGAAGATGAAGATGTTGCATTAACACAAATACTAAAAGAACAAGGATATATGTTATGATTAAAGGAATAGCGGCAAATTGTGCAAATCATCCTGTAGAATTACGCAGAGGCAAAGGCCCACATGCATTTCAATTATGGTGTTTAGTGTGCAACAAACACATTCAATGGGTAAACAACAGGCAAGCAATTAAAATAAATACTATTAGGAGCAAAATAAATGATTACAGTTGAAATATACAGTTTCAATTCAGGTTTTAGAGTTATAGATAAATTTGAATATGAAAATCAAACAGCATTAGACAAAGATCTAGTGCTACGCAAATTAGCTGGAACTTGGGTGGGTCACAAAGTTTATAATATGCCAATATCTGAGTTTAACCGTCTAAGTGAAACACAACGCAACAATTTAGATTGCAAAGCTGTATTTGATAAAGCGGCATATATAGGAGCAGGAAAATGAACAAAGAAAGACACAGAAAATTTAACAGTTGGTGGAAAACAAATCATCACTATAAACTAGCACACAGATGGTTGATTAAACACACCAAAAGATGCATACACAATTATCATATTGCACCAGAGCAATTTGATCATGCAAAAAGTGTAATGAAAAGATACAATTCAGGTGAACACAAAAGACTCTCCAAAGCTGATGCGTATTTCTTGTGGAGATTAACACATCCCACACTAAATCAAAGACGTGAAAGATTGTTGGCAAGTGCGGCATTCTTTGAAAGTGTTGCAGATCAATCCCGGTTGCAAAAATGACAGACGCACAAGATATCATAGAACGTTGCACATCTAAATTTGAATTTTGGGCAGAAGTTTATGAGATGTTGGAAAAACCCTTTGAATTACGGGCTCCAACACAAGAAGAATTACGTGAATTTGTAATAAGATACGCAGAAAAATACAAATAACGGTTGACAAGTAAGACATCTTAGTGTATACTATAAGTATAACAATAAAGTTATGACAAAAAAAATGGAGCAAATACAATGACACAAGAAGAATTTTATAAAGAATATCCAATGGATGATGGCAAAGAACAAAGACTTGTTTTGGATCTTAGAGATTGTGGGTTAAGTTGGAGTAAAATTTCATTGGTGTTTCTTCACTTGAAATTAACACCTTACAGTGAACAATGGAATATACAGTTGAAGGAGACAGCGTAATGGAAAATAAAGTAGTAGTCACTATGTTAGAGTGGAATGAGAAAAAAGGCCACAGTGAATACGCTTTTCACAAAAAGTATGTTAATGCTGGCGCGGCTCTAAATGCAGTAAACAGATTACATAAAAAGTATCCTGACAATGAACGGATAAACATTTATTGTGAATATCCACGTGAAGTTGTATGGCAAGATCCAACAAGTAAAGAAAAATTTAAATTAGATTGCAATGAAGACGTTACTTTTCCATACATGTTTCCAAACTGGATGATTTATGAGGAGACAGCGTGATTTATTTAATTATAGGTATAATACTAATGATTGTTGCTTATAACTTATAAATACTGTTACCAAAATAAAAGGTTTTAGTTGAACCTTGTTACAATTGGATTTGCAGAGATGCAATAGTTTACTAGAGCTAGTAAACACTAGCCTCACATAGCCCCCTTAAAGCTATGTGGGGTTTTTTAATGGCTAATTAATCATTAATTCATTATGCCGTTAATTCTCACAAAAAAGCCATAAATACTATACCAACCAAACAGTGAGGGTTCTGTAAGGCATGGTAGCTCAGGTTTTCTCTCCTTGTGGAACGCCTGAGCATTTTCTGTTGATTTCAAAACAGATAAATAAACTTGTATACAAATAAAACAAGGAAGCATCTTATGAATGATCTAGATAAATTAATCAGAAGTTTAACAACCCTCTCTAACCTGATATTACTTTACCTTACAATTACGTGGGGCTATCAAGGGTTAGTATTCTTACTTGGGAGTTTTATAAACTAATGGCAGCCACATACAACATAACAATTAACCAGAACGCAGACTTCCGCAGAAGCTTTCAGGTTAAAGAAGACAATGTAATACTAGATATTACTAACTACAGTTTCAGCGGAAGATTAAAACAAAGTTTCAACGCTACCAGTTATGTAGATTTTACTGCAACGGTCACAGACGGACCTGCAGGAACATTTTCATTATTATTGGTAGACACTGTTACAGCTGACATGGATCCTGGCACTTGGGTTTATGACATTATAATGACTGACGCCGCATCTGACAAAACAAGACTTATTCAAGGTAATGCGTTTGTCAAGCAAGGAGTCACGCCATGAGTGTTTACACAACCTTACCAACATCAGATCTTAATTTAGCTGTCACTGTAATTGATGATCCTGATTTAGTAGAATTAAATATTACACCAGCCAGTGTCAATGTAACTTCAGCGGTTATTAGCGTAAACAGTTTGGTTGGTAATGTTACGCTGACAACTACAGAAATTAGTGAAGGCACAAATCAATATTACACAGATGCACGTGCTGATGCCAGAGTTGATTTAGAAACCGGCGCCAACTTAGATTTAAGTTTTATGGACACAGATGATTTAGCAGAAGGTCCTACTAATTTATATTACACAACTGCTAGAGACTCAGCTCAATTCAACACAGACCTTGCAACCAAAGATACAGATGATTTAACTGAAGGCACTAACCTTTATTATACAGACAGCAGGTTTGATAGTAGATTAGCTACCAAAGATACAGATGATTTAACTGAAGGCACCAATCTTTATTACACAGACAGCAGGTTTGATAGTAGATTAGCTACCAAAGATACAGATGATTTAACTGAAGGAAGTAATTTATATTTTACTGATGCCAGAGCACAAACTGTAATCACTGCCAACACAGAAGGTTTTATAAAAGCAGATTCAACAGACACACTCACAAACAAAAGTGGATCAAATTCACAGTGGACAAATGATGAAGCTTATCTAAAAGCAGCTGCATTGACACCTTATTACACTAAAACACAAACTGATGCATTACCGGTATCAACATTCAGCAATGACGCAGGTTATATCACAAGTGAAACAGACAGCCAAACGCTAAGTTTTAGCACACCGGACCTAACTATTTCAAATGGAAATAGTGTAGACCTTACATCATTGAAGACAACCTCTTTGGCATTTAGTTCAATTACATCAACACCAACAACCGTTGCAGGTTACGGAATTACAGACGCATTTGATGGAGTGTTTGCTAGTTTAACCAGTAAACCAACAACAGTTGCAGGTTACGGAATTACAGACGCATTTGATGGAGTGTTTGCTAGTTTAACCAGTAAACCAACAACCGTTGCAGGTTACGGAATTACAGACGCATTCTCAGGTGATTATGATGACTTAACAAATAA